ACACCGATTCATGTCAAAGGTGCTATTCTTTATAATCACAATTTAAAATTAAAAAATCTAACTAAAAAATATCCACTCATTCAAGAAGGTGAAAAGGTTAAGTTTACTTACCTAAAAATGCCTAATCCATTTAAAGATACCGTAATTTCATATCCGGCCCGTTTACCAAAAGAATTCGAATTGCAACAATATATCGACTACGATATGCAATTTGATAAGGCATTTTTAGAACCAATCAGAATCATTCTAGATTGTATGGGCTGGAAAACAGAAAAAACTAGTTCAATCGAGGACTTCTTCTCATGATATTAATTGCTCTAACACTACTATCAGCATTACTACTATCTGGTATTGCCGCATACTATTCAATCATAGGTCTTGCTGCAATATTTACTGGTGCATTTTGGCCAATCGTTTTTATGGGTTCTGTTCTTGAGGCCAGTAAATTAGTTACTGCATCTTGGTTATATCGAAATTGGAAAACTTGTCCAATACTTCTTAAATCTTATTTGACGGCCTCTGTTGTTATATTAATGATAATCACCAGTATGGGTATATTTGGATTTTTATCCAAAGCACATATCGATTCTACTTTAGATGCTGGTGCCAATTCAGTTGAAATAAGAACACTCACCCAACAAGAAAAGATTGCCAAAGAGCGACTAGATTATTTACTAAAACGTACTGGCAATCCTGAAACAGCATCAGCCAATGTTGACCGACAAATTCAACAAACTCAAAAAGAATTGGCAGATATTAATAAACGAAAACTACCACTTCTTAAAGAAGAAAATAAATTAATTGCCGAAGTTGGGCCAATCAAATATATTGGTGATATGGTATATGGTACTGATGATGCCAATGCCATTGACAAAGCAGTTCGTTTGGTAATATTGTTAATAATGGTTGTATTTGACCCATTAGCTGTGTTATTATTAATAGCAGCAAATATGTCTTTACAACAAAGAAGCAAGTTGGTAGAGGTCAAAGATAATGAAATTATCAAAATAATACCAGAAGTGCCAACACAAAATACAGAAGTTGCAAATGACAAAATTGAAATACCAAAAGAAAATATTACCAAGATAGAAGAAACACCTATCGTAATAGATCAGGCAACAGGTGAAACTATACCTCCATTAACAGTTCATATAGTTCCTGGAGTTTATGAAGAACACCACATATCTGAACCGGAGAAAAAAATAGAACCTAAGTATGATTATGATGCTGAATTTGCTTTCAAAGAAAAGGCAAATACAGTAAAATTGGATGGCGGTGACTTTTAAAAAGGAAAATTATGAGTATACTTGATAAGATTAAGAAGAACAGTAGCATTAAAGAATCAGCAATTCTTTCAAAATCTAAGTTCTTTACTGACAAAGATATGATACCAACGGCAATTCCCATTATCAATGTGGCCTTGTCAGGTCGTTTGGATGGTGGTTTAACACCAGGTCTTACAATGTGGGCCGGCCCATCTAAACATTTTAAAACAGCCTTTAGTTTACTGATGGCAAAATCTTATTTGGACAAATATGAAGATGCGGCTCTTTTATTCTACGATAGTGAGTTTGGTACTCCTCAAAGCTATTTTGACAGTTTCGGCATCGATACTGAGCGTGTATTGCACACTCCCCTTACAGATATCGAACAGCTCAAATTCGACATTATGCAGCAGCTTACGAACCTTGATAGGGGTGACCGATTAATTATTGTAATCGATTCTATCGGTAATCTGGCTTCTAAGAAAGAAGTTGAAGATGCACTTGAAGGTAAATCAGTTGCTGACATGTCCCGTGCCAAACAAGTTAAATCATTATTTCGCATGGTGACACCACATCTCACAATGAAAGATGTGCCAATGATTGTTGTGAATCATACTTATAAAGAAATTGGTATGTTCCCCAAAGACATTGTTGGTGGTGGCACAGGTTCATATTATTCTGCCGATAATATTTTCATTATTGGTCGCCAACAAGAAAAAGAAGGCACCGAGATTGTCGGTTACAATTTTATTATTAATGTAGAAAAAAGTCGTTATGTTAAAGAAAAATCTAAAATTCCCGTTACTGTATCTTTTGATGGTGGTATTAGTAGGTGGAGCGGCCTACTTGATATTGCACTTGAGTCCGGACATGTTGTTAAACCATCCAATGGTTGGTATAGCCAAGTAGATGAGAACGGTGAAATCCAAGAAAAGAAATATCGTATCAAAGATACTGACACCAAAGAATTCTGGTTACCAATTCTAAAGCAGAAATCATTTCAAGATTTCATTAAGAACAAATATCAAATTGCAGCTGGTAGTATTATGCAAGAAGATGTTGAACAAGCTTTTGAAGTTGAAACTACGAATGGTGCAGATGATGAGTGATATTGAAACTAAAACAAAACATAGCAAAAGAATACATCAAAAAAAGACCACAGTTGAAAATAAAATAAAGTTAGCCAAAGCATATAAATGGACTGACGTAATGAAACAACCACATCGGTATTTGAAATGTTCTTTGTTTAGTTGTGGCAATAAACATTGTATTTTTTGTGGCAATCCAAGAAAAATTTGGAAAGAAGATACGATACAAGAGAAACGGCAAAAACAAAAGGTAAATGATGATTGAAGGAATAGATTATTGTTTCATATATCCAAAAAACGATGGAACAGCGGTACATATTAAATTCTTAGAAGGTCCTTATAAAGATACCATATTCAAATATGGCAAGGTAAAGTTCAAAGAAGAAAATGAACAAGTGTATTTACTTTTTGCTTATGATGTGATAGAATCTACAGTAGGTAAGCCAGCAAAGTTGGAGAAAGATGAAAAATTCAAAAACTATATTGGTGACCTACTCGTTGAAATTATGGGCAGTAATATTGAACAGGAAATAATTGATGAAGCTGGAACAAGCGATATTAAAGAATCTAATCTATAATGAGGAATATCTTAGAAAAGTATTACCATTTTTAAAGAATGAATATTTTAGTGGTAATGTAGAGAAAACACTATTCAATGAAATTACATCATTCACGGAAACTTACAATACTACGCCAACGATTGAAGCACTTAGTATTGCCATCAAAGAAAAGAGAAATCTTACAGATGATGATGCTAAGAGAGCAGAAGATTATCTTACGGAAATTGAAACTCATCGTGAAGAAAAAACCGAGATTCAATGGCTTGTTGACAAAACCGAAAAATTCTGCCAAGAGAAAGCCATCTACAATGCAGTATTGGGGTCTATTTCAATTCTCGATGGTAAGGACAAAAATCACGACAAAGGCCAGATTCCCAAGATATTATCGGACGCCTTGGCCGTTTCATTCGATAACTCAGTAGGACACGATTACTTACAGGACTCAGATGCTCGATATGAATTCTATCATAGAAAAGAGGAAAGAATACCTTTCGACTTGGACTACTTTAACAAAATCACAAAAGGCGGTTTACCTGCTAAGACACTCAATGTCGCTCTCGCTGGCACTGGTGTTGGTAAATCTCTTTTTATGTGTCATGTGGCTGCATCGTGTATGGTTCAAGGCAAGAATGTCCTATACATCACTCTGGAAATGAGTGAAGAAAAGATTGCAGAACGAATCGATGCCAATCTATTGAATGTAACCATCGATGATTTGATGGAATTACCAAAAGATATGTATGATAAAAAGGTAACAAGAGTTCGTGAAAAGACTACAGGCAAACTAATCATCAAAGAATATCCAACTGCATCCGCTTCGACCATACACTTTCGGACACTATTGAATGAACTTAATCTCAAGAGGTCTTTTGTACCTGACATTATATTTGTTGACTATCTTAATATTTGTTGCAGTGCTCGTATTAAAGCTGGTGCGAATATTAATTCATACACCTACGTTAAAGCAATTGCAGAAGAATTACGTGGCCTTGCTGTTGAGTTTAATGTTCCTATTGTATCTGCTACACAAACTACCCGATCAGGATTTACTTCGAGTGATCCGGGACTTGAGGATACGAGTGAGTCGTTCGGACTTCCCGCCACCGCAGACTTGATGTTTGCTTTGATTTCTTCTGAAGAACTAGAAGAACTCGGTCAAATTATGGTGAAACAATTGAAGAATCGATATAATGATCCA